CAATTACTTATAGTTTCATCTAATTTATCACTCATTTTCAATCTCCTTTACATAGTTTACCATATCGACAATAATCTTATAGCAGACATAAGCTGCCAAGAAAGATCCTAGAAGTTTGATCATCTCGCCTCCTCTTTCCAGTGGGTTGTTTTATATAATTCTCTTAACTCATCGAGCAATTCTTCAACAAATCTTGCTCCTAGTTCTCCAATTATATCCATTAAAGCCTCATCTACTCTGTGCATTGCAAAAGACAAATCGCCATTTGCTATAGCCTTTTTCAATAAAGCCTCTTTTTCTCTTAGATCCATTACATCTAAACTATCAGTGAAATCAACAGATTTTTCTAATTCACTTTGGATGTAATCATTATCGATTGTTAAAGCATGATGTTTTATTTTTTTCTCTTTCATTTTATTCCTCTCCTATTTCTAATACAACATTAATTCCCATAACAAAACTTCTTTCAATGTCCCGATACATACTTTCTTTTTCATCAAATATCCAAATTCTATCTTGAACTTGTTGTATGATAAAGAATAAGTCATCGTTGCTCAAAGAATTAATTAGTTTATTTAATTCTTCTACTCTTTTCTTTTTCATTATCTACCTCTTTCGTTTCTTAAAAGATTGTTCATACTATGCAAGACATAATACAACTCTCTTTTGGTTAATCTATAATGTGTGATTTCTCGAACTGCCCCACCGGAGTTTACTATCTGCTCCAGCTTTACTCCACCATAACTATGATCGATTGTGAAGTGTCCGATATTACACCCATTATCTCCAAACATTTCTTTTGGATTACCGGTAAAATCGTTCAACAGATCCAACTGATTTTCTAAATGACTATTTTTTATTCTTTCCATTTTCTTCTCCTTTACTTTTTAATTCATTAATGATATTATTTCTTTCATCGAAATAACTAAACATTAACTCTTTCATGTCTACTTCTTTAAATACTCTTAAGTTTGTGATAGCCTTATCAAGCATTTCATCTAACCCATGGGGGGATAGACTTTCTCTATCTTCATATAAGAGTTCTTTTAGTATTTCTAACGTTTTATCTATTCTTTCCATTTCTACCTCTTTTTGTTGTTTTTCGTAAAATTTTTGCATTGCAGCTTAAAAAAATGTCCTCAAATTACCCCTATATGCTCGTAAAATATTTTTTTGGATATAATGTATGGGGGGATTTTGGGGGTAGGGCGACCTCTGAGTAGCCAACCAACAAGAGGAAAAACCCTGCCCCAAATAATATACGAGTGATCATCCTCTTCGAACAACCTTATGGTCAATCTTTGAGGTATGGGGATTGAGAGTGCTAACGACTGATTTTGATATTGATTTAACTGATATATGAGATGTTATGTAGATATGAGTTTCATCTTGGCTCTCAAGTCCAAACTCATCTATTGATACACCCTCAATCCCCTTTATGAACTGGTAATGAGCATTTCCCAGTAATTCTCTCGCATTAATCATTTTAAAAAGTCCTTATGTTTTATCATTGGAAACTGCACGAACTTTTTATTCTGCTTTTCTAAAGTGTCAAGATGTCCTAACATTGCAAAGTAATCAAGACTTCCACTCTCTAATTCTTGCTCTATTATTTCATCGAAAGTATCTGGATCTATAAAACCACCACCTAAAATACTATCATTTATTAAAGAGTATAAATCTTTAAAGTATCTTCTATACTCCATTAAGAAATCAAGCAGTTGTGCTTTATCTTGCTCTAAATTATCTATCTGATTGTTAAGCAAATGCTCTCGCATTTCGCTATTATTTACTTTACTCACTTGGAACTCCTTTCTCAATTACATAATCTTGATACATTACCAAATCGGGTTTAGGACAACCACAATCTTCTTCGTAAGTATAATCTTCTTCAACAACTTCTTTACAATTTTGACAAATCCATTGTCCCATGTAAAATACATTGACTAAATACATATCTCCGGAAATTTCTCTCCATTGAAATCTATCTTTCCAACTAATTACTGAATAACTCATCCTAACACCTCCCAATCTTCATTTACCTCTTTAGTTAATACACTCATCTCTGCCTCAAGTTTTTTCATTTCATCGCTAAAAATGTCGTGCATACAATCAAAACTAATTACATATTGACTGGTTTCATCATCCCAAGAATAATACACTGGAATTTTCATCATCAATGGAACTCCTCTAATATCCTTTTCTTTTTTTATTTCACTCATTACTACCTCTTTCTATTAAAATTATCATTAAAGAAAAAGTAAACAATACTTTTACAAAGTGCAAGAAATAAGATCCTGGGAGGTGGGGGGGGGTATCCCCCTCCCGGTTTCCAGTTATGGTAAGTATTGGTATAAATACTGAATATTAGTACCAATAATACCAGTAAAAAAGGTACTGGGGTGGGGGGGTTAGGGGGGGGTGTAGCCTTTTTTGTGATGTAGTATGGTAATCAAAGAAAATTTTTTTAACGAGTGCATACATAGTGAAGAACCGGATATGACTTGCCCATTTGCTGAGCAGCTATCAGAAAAAACCCTCTGCTCTCAGATATTAGGGTGGCACACCGATTATGCCGATGTTTCAGAGTTGAAATCTTGTTTTATGACTAGTAGCCCTAGGGACAAATTATCTATAGTTAATAAAATCAAAAAAAACCCTGGGAAAAATAATATTAGAGAAGATCTGACTTAAGAGGCAGTTTTTAGGGCAAAAAAAAAGGGGAACAAATAAAAATTTGTCCCCCTTTCGTTGGGTTCATCTGCTTTGCTAATTTCTAGCCTTGGGTGTTGTTTCTCACTTCTGCCACATAATGATTGAATTTGCTAATGTTGAAATATGGGTTTTGTTTCATCAAAAACCTAATCATCGCCTTAACGATTTCATCATCATTTGATTTAGTGAACTGCCCTAGAATTTTAGCAATTTCTATGAAATGCTTTCTAGTCATTTCTGCTCCTTTCTAATTCCAAGCCTTTAAGGATCTTAATGCTTGAATTTATTCTTTCTTGTAGTTCCTCATTTTCTCTTTTTAATTCCCAGTATCTTAATTGCATTTTCCAGGAAGATTTAGAAAGGTTATCATATCGCATTTTTAACCTTTCCAAAGTAAGAGCATAAGGGGTTTTTTTATATTTATCGCCTAAACTAGTTAAGTAATACAAACCCTCCTTATTTTTAGCAATTATACCTTTTGTTTTTAATGTCCAAAGGTTGGTGCAATACCAACCATTAGGGGCTTTTCTTGGGTTGTCTACCCCTTGCCCTTTCTTTGATTGGTAATAAGTGAAGTTTTGCATTTGTTTGTATGTCATAGGGCTTTTTTTAAGCCTATAGCATAGTTTACTAATGATAGTCATACTACCTCCTTTTGCTTTCGCAGTCGTTATCTAATTTTCAAATATCTTGGCTATTCTCTGCTCATCAGACACCCGACAGAATAGCCTTAATGGGTGTGAACTAGGGACAATTAAGCCCCTAGTTTTCGCCTACTTTTGTTTTTTGATTTCCTTTTTAAATAGTCTTTTAGCCTCCGAAATAGTGTGATAATAAAAAACCATTTTAAAATAATTATCATCAACTAAAGCAGATAAAACCAAACTCCCATTTATCTTATTTTTTTCTATATTTATTTCCATTTATCTTACCTCCTTATTTTTAAAGTCTCTTACAATCTCAATTGATACATTGAAAGACTTGCCACAATCATCACAACCCCAATGCTCCAATTCTCCACATATTAACTCTTCCACATATTCAATGTTCTTGCAGTCTTTAGGGCATTTATTTTGCTTACTAGCCCACTCATCAAAGACGAAGACAACATTGGCTTTAAGTTCGTTAATATCATCTTCATTAAGATTGTAAATCACTGGGAATTGAATTAAATCGTGTGCTTTATCTAATACAACATTTTGTAATTTAAGTTCATTTTTAAAGCACATTTCGGCATATAAACCATTACCTCCATACCTTGTATAATCAAACCCTTTTTGATGTCTTGCAATGATTTCTGCAAGTCCATAAATGTTTGATTGATAAGATGCAATTTCTTCGGTGCTTTTACAATCTAGGCAATAATATTCTTCAATATGACTTTGATTAAATAAGCCTTTAACCTCATAATCAAACTCAACATTGATACTGCCACAATCACTGCAAGTGGTTTCATCTTTATAATGAATACAAGAGCAAGAAGTTAAATACTTGCCCTCTTCATATTTAGTTGCCACACCTTGCATTATATTATTATAACTCATCTTCCTCCTCCTCATCTTTTACATAAGACATTGCTAGAGTTTGAAGTTCTTCTTGAGTGTCTTCTATCACTTGCTCATAATCTAGACCATCATATTCTTCGCCATTATATTCGAATATTTCCCCATCATATATTTTGTATTTAATGGTAAAATCATAATCATCTTCAACAAACTCTAATTCGTTAATCTCTTGCTCATATTCCAACTCTGTTTGATACATCATAATTGCAACTAGTAAACCAAAAACACACATTACAAACCAATTCAAAAGCAATGGGTTTGCTTGGTTAAATTGCATCATGAAAGGTATGACAATCATACCCATTGCACAAACTACCATACAAAATACTAGCATTGATTTTAATATTATACTTCTCATTTTATCTACTCTCCTTTTATTAGTTAAATAAGTCAGTTAATACAATATAATAATAAATAGAAAAAAAGGGGGAATTTTCTTTTTGAACCGATTAGGATCAATACACCCCCCTTTTTATCAAGTTTTTTTTATGTCCAAATGAACAAAAAGGGAAGTAAGCGGAAAAAGCCCCCCCCTTTCTGCCACTTTGTCAAGCAATGGATCTAAACTGCTTGACTTCCTCGGAACACTTTGCATATAATAAACATTATGTATAATTACCGGAACTTTTACCCCCCTATACCCAAGGACAAGCAGCGGGGGGGTGCGTGTTTGACTCTAAAAATTTTCAGTATGCTTGTAAAAGGAGTTTTGACAAATGAGTGATTGGGAGATGCTCACAGATAAAAATGCAGAAATGCTCACAGATGCACAAGACCTTAGAACAGAGTTTGTGAAGAAGTTAAGAATCTTTGAAACTGGCTTAGTGGATCCCGAAGATCGTAAATGGCAGTTAAAAGCCCACGAGGCTTATGATGTTCTTTCTGTTCGTGAACGACAAGTATTTAAACTTCGCCTTAGCCTAATGACTTTCCCCCACATTGCCCAGGGGCTTGATATTTCTGTTAGTAGTGCAAAAACCTACTGGCGAAGAGCTTTGATGAAGTGCGAACAGTTTTTGTAGTCTAAAAAGCAATTAGATGAACAACTAAAATAAAGGGGGAATCATGCCAAAAGGAATCGGATATGGTAAAAAAAAGAAAAAAATGAAAAAAAAGAAAAAAAAGATGATTAGAGGAAGAAGATACTAGTGGCTAAGAATTTGAAAGGTGTTAGTCTTAAAGGATTGTCAAAAGTTCAAAAAAGACAAATGAGCAAACATAAAGTTCATCACACCAAAGCACATCTAAGAAGTATGGCAGCAGCAATGAGAAAAGGTAAAACCTTTAAACAAGCTCATACCTCTGCTATGAGAAAAATTGGAAAATGAACGTTACAAAAGTTACAGCACGAAACTTCATACCTAAAAAATTATTAGGAAAAAAGAAAAGTATTAAACAAAAACTCAAAAAGATAAAAATCAATGCCAAAAATTTTAAATATTGATCCAGAGAAAGTCGAAATGTTAGCTAGTTTCGGTTGTAGTACAATCGAGATTGCAAAATTCTTCCAATGTGATGAATCAACAATTCGTAAAAAGTATAAGTCAGAATTAGAATCTGGGAAAGAACAAATGAAAATCCGACTTAGACAACTTCAATGGAAACACGCATCATTAGGAAACACTGCATTATTAATATTTTTAGGAAAGCAATATCTTGGACAATCTGAAAAACAAGAAGTCGATTTCAGTGGAAACCTAGAAGCGATCTTAAAAGAGTGTGGATATGTGGACAACCCAATAGATGCTAAAGAAGATACTGAATAAAGAAAAGCTCTGGTCATTAATCGATTATGTTCCTACACAGAATCAATTAGATGTTCATGACTCTTGTGCTAGGTTTCGAGTAAATATTCAAGGTCGTAGATCAGGAAAGTCATTTTCTGCTGCAGCCGAAGCACTCCCATACTTACTTACCCCCAACACTAGGGGGTGGGTAGTTGCTCCTAATTATGAGTTATGTGATAAAGTTGCTCGTTTAATTAAGCAGTATGTAATTCTGGATTTAAAACTACCTATTGCAGCCAAAAAAGAAATATCCGGACAAATCTATTACTTAAAATTATTAGGACTAAATAGCGAATTGTGGATTAAGTCTTGTGATAACCCAGATTCCTTAGTGGGGGAGGGGCTTGACTGGATGATTATTGATGAGGCAGCTAGGGTAAAACAAATTGTCTGGGAACAATATTTAAGACCAACATTATCAGACAGAGAGGGGTGGTGCTTATTTACCACTACACCTTTAGGGTATAATTGGATTTATGATTTATATGTACGAGGACAACAAAAAGAATATCAAGACTGGGACTCCTGGCAACATCCATCTTGGGAATCTCCATACTTTAAGGAAACAATGGATGAACTTAAAAAGACACTTACAAAAGAAACATTGGCTCAAGAGTTTGGAGCAGAGTTTACTTCATTTGCAGGTAAGGTATATGATTTTGATCGTAGGGTTCATATCGGTAATTACAAATACAATCCCGATTTACCTACTTACTGTTCTATTGACTTTGGTTTTAGGATGCCTTGTGTGAATTGGTTTCAAATAGAAACAGCAGATAATGAAGACGAATTAGACACCATTTATGTGATTGATGAAATTTGTCACGAAGAAAATATTAAGACAGAAGACTTAGCAAAAATGATTTTAAATAAACCTTATGATGTCAGAAGATACTTCTGTGATCCTGCAGGGGGGGGAGTTCAAGCACAAAGTGGTATTGGAGATATAGAAATTTTTAGAAGACATGGTATTAATGTTCAATACAAAAGAGATAGAATTTCTCGTAACATCGCAAATGGTGTTGCTCATGTTAGAAGTTGGTTTGAAGATGCCGATGGAGATCCTCATATCTTCTATGATGAGGGTTGTAAATCCAGTATTGAAAGTATTGAGAATTATAGATACCCAGAAAAGAAATCAGATCAACGATTAAAAGAAGAACCTTTAAAAGATGGTAGAAATGACCACCACGCAGATACTCTAAGATATTTTATAGTAAACCTTTACCCTATTAAACAGAACAAGGCAGGAACGATACAATGGTAATAACAAAAGATGTAGCAACAGAAAATATTATAAATGCTCTTTCAGAACACTTTAGTTATATAGAAACTGAAAGACATAAAGAGATTGATAAATTATTAGATTTTTATGAGGGTATAAATACTGATGAATATGTAAAATCATATTTTGGAAGTGAAACACTTGCACAGATTCCAGTATTTAATCAAAACTTAACTCGAAGAGTAATTAAAGCTCGTTCGATGACTTATAAAAGACCTCCAGTAATGTCTGTTGATTCTAGGTATGAAGATTATGTTAATGTGCATGATTTAAATGCCAAAAGAAGACAACTTGAATCATTAACCTATTTGTTAGGATGTATGGCTTTTCGTTGTAGATGGGATGAAACTACACAAAAAGTAGAATACGAAAATTTAACACATTTTGAACCTTTGTTTTTGCCTTACGAAGATAAGCCTTTTGGTATTGCTTATTTCGTTCCTAGTTATGGATATTCTTCTGACGAATCACAAGATATGATGGTAGTTTGGACAGAAGATAGACCTGGGTATGAGGGAAGACATTTTGGCATCATAGATGGAAACAAAGTATCTTTCAATGATGGCGACTTAAATCCTTATGGAATTGTGCCAGTAGTATACACCCATCGCTATCCCCCACTTCGTGGACAGTTTTATTCTGCCAATGCCGGGGATGTTGTTTCTGCAGACTTGCACACCTCAATAGCAATGACTGAATTAGCACTATGTTTAAGATTTGGTGCTATTGGTATTCGCTATGTAACTGGGGTGGATGATGCCAGTAGAATTGAATTAGGTGTAGATAAATTATTATATCTACCAGAGGGAGCTAATTT